GTTATCCGCTATTCGTACATACACAAGAAGTTTTATGTGTATAACGGTGAAAAATGGGAAGTGGACCAGACCGGGAAGATACGCGTGTTGATTGATGAAATGATTGATCAAATGAAAAACGAAAAGGTACGCGCAGCAGACGGAGTAGATGAAGAAGAAGCAAAAGAACTGTTCCGGAAACACATCAAAAAGAGCCGGCAGAACTCTTCCAAAAAGAACTTGGAAGATGAATTGAAGCACCATGTGGCGGTTCTTCCGGAAGATTTTGACAACGACGATATGTTGTTGAATGTGTCGAACGGGTATTTGGACTTGGCGAGCGGAGAGTTACGCCCGCATGACAAGGAAAAGATGTTTGCGAAACAAGCAAACGCTGAATACTCCGAGAAGATGACACCGGATGTCTGGATTGACTTTTTGAACGACATCTTTGATGGAGACAAAGATGTGATCCATTACCTGCAGAAAGCGTTAGGGTATTCCTTGACTGGAAGCACGAAAGAACAAGTCATGTTCATCCTTCACGGGAACGGGCGTAACGGGAAGTCCATCTTTGTGGAAGTTGTCAGTGAAACCTTAGGCGATTACGCCAAAAACATCCGCGCTACCTCATTGATGGTCAAGCGCAGCGAAGGAGTCAACAACGACATCGCAACCCTCCAAGATGCCCGATTGGTCACTTCCAGTGAGCCGAACGAAGGTTTCCGCTTTGATGAAGGTTTGGTGAAGCAGTTAACCGGTGGCGACCGAGTGACTGCCCGCTTTCTTTACGGAGAAGACTTTGAATTTACACCGAAATTCAAAATATGGGTCACGACCAACCATAAGCCAATTGTTCGAGGAACCGATGATGGCATTTGGCGGCGACTCGTGTTGATTCCGTTTGAAGTGCAGATACCGGCCGAACGAGTGGACAAAGATTTGAAATACAAACTGCTGCGGGAAGCGCCAGGCATATTGGACTGGATGCTTGAGGGCACACGCTTGTGGCAGCGGTACGGATTAACACCGCCGAAGAAAATCGCCAACGCAAGCAAGGAATACCGGAATGAAATGGATACACTGGAACACTTCATTGAAGATTCATGCGAAAGAGGCGAAGAGTACCGGGCGCCTGCTGGTGAGTTGTACACCATCTATAAGAAGTGGGCAGACGATACCGGAGAATTCAAAATGAACAAAAATACGTTCGGAAAGAAGATGAAAGAAAAGTTCGAGTCAATCAAAAGCAGCGGAAGAATTCATTATCAAGGAATCAAAATAAAAGAAGTGTATCCTGGGCTGAACAAACTCAAATAGGGAGACCTCACAAGAAAAAAGGGAGACCTATTTTTGTGAAAATAACGCTTACAAACCTTATTATATCAATACTTTATATATATATTTACTTCTTTAGGGAGACCTATTAAATAAAAAGTATGTACTGGAATAAATAGCTAAAAGCACTAGTAAAGGAAGTTTTTTTGGTCGGTCTCCCTTATACAAAAAAAGTGACCTAAATAACTGATATTACTGGGGTTTGTGGGTGTTTGGAGGCCTCCCTTTTCAGTCTCCCTAAAATAAGGAGGAAAAAGAAATGGGCAGAAGAAAAATTCAGCACGTTGGAGAAATGTTAGGAGAAATATTAATAAAAGCCGAACTCCCTAAAAGAAATGGAATAAGGCAGTATTTATTCGAATGTCAGATATGTGGAAAACAAAAGAGGGTTTCTCACTCTCAGTATAACCAAGGTTCGTGGAACCTATGCGAGCATGATGCTATATGAACGAAGAAACGGCGATTCAAAACGAAATACTCCTGGAAGCGTCCAAACAGGGCCACCGATTGTGGAGGACAAATGCCGGGAAAGTCAAAACGGAATACGGCGCATGGATCAAGTTGTTGCCGAAGGGGTTTCCGGACACGTGTGGATTTCGTAAAGGCGACGGGAAATTCCTGGCCATCGAAGTAAAAACTGCAAAAGGACGAATGAGAAAAGACCAGAAACAGTTTGCACGATTCGCGCTTAAACAACCGATTATATACGGAGTCGCCCGCAGTGTGGATGAAGCCATAGAGTTAATTGAAAAAGGAACGAATCAGAGCACGGAGAAATTGAAAGAGGAACTGAAAGGGGAATAGGGATGAAGAAGGACAAGCAGTGGTTGAAAGAGGAAGCTGAAAAACAAGCAATTGTAAAAGAATTTAGCGGCGGATGGACTTATATCAAGCGCATTGACTTTGAGAAACTGTTTGAGTTGATAGACCAGCTCGAAGAACTAGAAATAACAGAAAAACAAGCGTGGGAGAAAATCAGTGGTAATAAAGGCATAGGAGCAGATTACCACAAGGATTTCTACGACAGTTTAATAAAGTTATGGAAAAAAGAAGACTTGTCGTTGGTTGAATTCAAGCACGAACTAATGTCTAGGTTCTTCGAAAATAAACCAGAAAAATCAGTTATTCCGTCTTATGTAGCGGATTTTGTTAAAGAAAAACAAAAAGAAGGACTGAAATGGTTCGACGCGCTTGGAGAGGCAGCTGATGCTGTGGATTCTGGCATGGCAGATGAAGTTGAGTATGACATTTACAACTGGATTTCGGTGCATCCAGACGAATTTGTTATTTCCTATCGAGACGGATACGAGGTTGAGAAACAACCGCTATACACAACTTGCTTTACTACCGAAAAATCATGGATGGCCATCTATCTATATAGAGAAAAGAATGGTGAATTGGAATACGGGGATAACATGCGTCTGTTTAATAAAAACGAAGCAAAATATCAATTAACTGAACAAGAAATAAAAGATTTTGACGAACGCTTTTGGGAATTCGCGGAGGAGGTAACGGAATGATATTAAAACCAATATCGGCAAAAGAAGCTTTTGATTTACTGATGAACAGAGAGACGGCAGAGCGTGTATTTTTCAAAACAGAAAACAGAAACGCGGGTTATCGATTGGCCGAGAACCATCTTTGATTATTCGGGCGCGGTTCAGGCGGCATAGATTTCAGAAAAGCACGATTTTTCCTTGAAGAAGAAAACAAGGAGGTAACGGAATGAACTTGAAAAAGTGCATAGTCAAAACAAAAGACGGAGAAAAGCATGGAGATTTCTACGGCATCTTTCAACACTCACATGTGAAGCAAGCGATACTCGTTGGCGAAGTAGGTGGGACGGTAGCTTATCCGGTTGCTGTTGTCGATTGGGGAGAAGGATTGGAAGGAGTATTTACACATCAAATTGTTTCGGTGAAGGAGAATGAGTGATGCAGCTGCAGATAAACGATTTTGACGAAACGTTGTACAGAACACAGATTGATGAAGAGCAAGTGAAAGACATTAACCGGATGGTTGCCGATGCAGAGTGTGAATGGGAGTTAGTTAAGTTGTACTTTGAAAATAAAGTAACAGAAACCTTCATCATCGCTCAGTGTAGAAACAAAGTCATGGATAACGTCAAGGAAGCTGAAAACTATACGTATTGTCCATTTTGCGGAAGAAGAAAGAGCAAGCAGTACAAAGTCACTGAAAGCGGGATGCCGAATGAATAGATCAGCTAGAGGGTATGTGTCTCGAGGAAAAGGGGAGTTCTTTGAGAAGTTGATTGAAGCGAGCTGCATCCAGTATCGGAACAAAGGAATAGCGGATATTCAAAAGACTCCAGAACCGATGAAGGTCACGAAAGCCATCGATAGACGGAAAGGAATCTTCCAAGCGACATTTGAGAAAAAAGCACAGCCGGATTTCAAAGGCGTTCTGAATGGTGGCCAAGCAGTCATATTTGAGGCCAAACATACTGATGCTGCATCCATTCAGCAAAAGCGTATATCAGATGAACAACAGAGAAACTTTGAGACACATCACAAATTGGGTGCAGAATGTTTCGTGCTGATCAGCTTCAAGGCCAAACGATTCTATAAAGTTCCATGGACAGATTGGGAAAACATGAAACAAGTGTTAGGGAAAGTATCTGTAAACGAAAAGGATTTGGCTGACTATGAAATACCTTTTGAAAATGGAATCTTAAACTTCTTGTAGAGGAGGAAATGAGAAAGAAGATGTGATGCTGAGGATGGCGAGAAGGCGTAAAAAAACACGCCGCGAACGACGTGTGATTTGTAAATTTCTAGACAAATTTATTATATCACATATTAAGGGGTGGCGTGGTGTTGTTATTCAGAGAAATCAATAGAGATGCTACAAAGAAAAACGTTCATGGTCTGTTGAGTGCCTACCGTTCGCTTGCTCGGATTGCCGACGAGGATTACATGCCGAAGATGACAAGCACGTACTCCTTTGAACCGAAGAGTTTTACAGGTAGGACAAGTGATCCGGTTGGTGGAGCATTAAGCATGAAGCAGCAAGCAGAAGATGAATTAGAAAGCATTATAAAGGCGTTCAACAAACTAAATGCCTACCAACGTCAGCTGCTTTACTTTCGCTACATCGATAGACAAGAAAAATCTGATATTCAAATCTATATGGATATGAATATGAGTGAGCGTACATATTACCGTGAGTTGGAGAAGGCGCTCATGAGCTTTGCTGAAGCTTATAAGAATGGCAGACTTTTGGCAGAGAAATGGCAGACGGATGGCAGGTAAAAGAAATATACTAGTAGTGTGGAAAACTGTAGAGCGCGAGAAAATCAATCAACATAACCTCCTGAGAAAACAATTTCGGCGCATCTGCACGGACCAATTGAAGAGCTGTTGACGGTACCAGCGTCAGCGGCTCTTTTTATTATCCCTAGTGGCTTAAGTAATACAGAAAGAGGGGGTGCCAATTTGAGCCCACGTGCCGATAGAAAGGGAGCCCACCGAGCCAACTATGAGAAGAACAAGAAACGCATCTTTGCCACACAGAATACTTGTGGGATATGTGGCCATCTGGTGGACTTCTCTCTGAAGGTTCCGCATCCAATGAGTGCGACGATTGATCACATCGTTCCAGTCGCAAAGAACGGACATCCAAGTGACATAGATAATCTTCAGTTGGCTCACTGGACATGCAACAGACAGAAGTCAGATAAAATATTCAAATCAGGACACGAAACAAAGCAACAAGTAATAGGCAATAGAAACTTGCCTCAAAGTATGGATTGGAAAACATATAACAGTAATCATCAGCCAGTACAGAAACCGGCACAAAAACAAGCGCAAAAGCCTACAGTAATTAAGGTTAGACGAAAAATTAAGTAAGGGGGGCATACCACCCTCCCCCTCTCGTCATTTGAGCTTCACGCTGTCACTGTGCAGATTTTCTCGTGCAATCCCGCTTATTGGCTAGAAAGGAGTGAAAACGTGAAAGGAATCGAATATTTACGTAAGAAATTAGACCTATATCGTGATGGGGCTTTGAAACGTCAGAAACTATACGATATGAAAAACAATGATATCAGTCCTGGCGTAACAATCCCGGCTAAGTTGAGACAGCAGTATAAAGCTACTTTAGGATGGGGAGCTAAGGCGGTAGACAGTTTGGCTGACCGTTTAGTGTTTCGAGAGTTTGGAAACGACAACTACGGAATCAACGAGATATTTCAAATGAACAGTGCTGATATTTTATTTGATGATGCGAAATTATCCGCATTGATTAATTCCTGCAGCTTTATCTACATCTCAAAAGGCGATGATAGGATACCCCGCTTGCAAGTCATTCAAGGTTCTGAAGCAACAGGTATCCTAGATCCAGTCACTCGTTTGTTGAAAGAAGGATACGTGGTCATTTCTCGAAATGAACATGGGAAGCCGAAAGAAGAGCTCTACTTTGTTACCGGAAGAACAGACTATTATGTCAATAAAGAGTTCAAGTATTCCGTGCCAAACAGTGCTCCTGCTCCTTTGTTGGTGCCTATTATCCATAGGCCGGACTCCAGCAAACCGTTTGGACGTTCTCGAATTACGCCATCTGCTGAATACTACCAAAAGTTTGCTAAGCGAACGTTGGAACGTGCAGACGTAACCGCTGAGTTTTATTCATGGCCACAAAAGTATGTTGTAGGCTTATCGCAAGATGCAGAACCTATGGAGACTTGGAAAGCAACCGTCTCCTCCTTCTTACAATTTACGAAAGATGATAATGGCGAAAAACCAACTTTAGGCCAGTTTAATGTTCCGTCAATGTCTCCGTTCGTTGAACAGTTAAGAACTGCTGCTTCTGGTTTTGCCGGAGAAACGGGGTTAACTTTGGATGATCTAGGGTTCCCTTCAGATAATCCTTCCTCTGCAGAGGCTATAAAAGCCAGTCATGAAACATTGAGGTTATCCGCTGAAAAGGCGCAACGGGATTTCAGTTCTGGTTTCTTGAATGTTGGTTATATAGCAGCTTCATTACGTGATGATTTTTCTTATAAACGAAACCAGTTCTATCAAACTAAAGCCAAGTGGGAACCCGTGTTCAAACCGGACGCTTCAACCATCTCTCTTATCGGTGACGGTGCGATTAAGAATAATCAGGCGGTGCCCGGTTACTTTGACCGAGAAAACTTAAGGGATTTAACAGGGATAGAAGGTGCGAACAGTGGAAACTGATATTGTTCCAGAGTTGCTGGATAAGATTCAAAGAGACTTTAATACTGAGTTGAATAAAAGCAGTAAAATCAAAAGAATTCTCAAGTTGATTGAAGAAGAGGCAGCTACCTATGCGGATGCAAATGAGTACGCTGTAGAAATCGGTGAAATATTAGCTCGTGTTTTTAAGAAACACCTGAAAGTCGATGTGCTACCTGATGGGAGAATGTACTACAACATTGCGGAACGCATTTTAAATCCAACTTTAGGAAACAACCACAATTTGATTTCAAAAGCGGCGGCTGAGATTCAGGAAGCATTGAACAAGACAATCGGAATTGGAATAAAAGGTATAGAGGCGCCACTCAATCAACATCGCATTGATAGCATTATTAATCGTGTGAGCGTGGAAGAAACATTTGAGGACATTGCTTGGATATTGCAAGAACCGGTTGTTAACTTCAGTCAATCGGTGGTGGATGATGTAATTGAGACAAACGTTAATTTCCATGGGGAGTCTGGTTTAAGTCCGACAGTTATACGCAGAGCTCATGGACATGATCCGTGTGACTGGTGTCGCTCGATGGAAGGCACATACAAATATCCCGATGTACCAAGAGGCGTTTATGGGAGACATGACAGATGTCGTTGTACAGTGGAGTATGATCCAGGAGACAGTCGTAGACAAAACGTTTGGACAAAAGAATGGAGTGGTTAATGTTAACTAGCTGAAAGGGTGTTGTTTGATGATGAGTGTGCGAATCGGAGAACAGACTCCTACTAAATCTGTAATCTTACCTTACGATAATTCATTGGGTGATAATGCGATAGAATCATATGAAGAGTCCGGGCGTGAAGCTTTTGAGTGGCAAAGGTTTTTGTCCAGTGCGATGCTGGCCCAGAACCAAGATGGACTATGGACTCATATGAAGTTTGGCTACTCCATCCCACGTCAGAACGGGAAGAACGAAGTTGTCGCCATTCGCGAACTCCAGGGTCTGAAAATGGGTGAGAGAATTCTCCACACCGCTCATCGAACAACGACAAGTGCAGCTGCCTTTAACCGACTACTTTCCATTTTAGAAGAAAGTGGGTTAGAAGATAAAACCGACTTTACGAAAATTAAAGCAACAGGACGCGAAAGCATTGAATTGGTCGATGGCGGAAGGATTGATTTCCGAACAAGATCGAGCACCGGAGGACTAGGTGAAAGTTTTGACTTATTAGTTATTGATGAAGCGCAAGAGTACACAGATGACCAAGAATCCGCATTGATGTATACGATTGCTGCTAGTCCAAACCCGCAAACGATATATTGTGGAACTCCGCCGACACCTATTTCAAGTGGGACGGTATTTACGAAGTTAAGAAACGCCACGTTAGAAGGCAGTACAGAAGATACTGGATGGGCTGAGTGGAGTGTCGATAAGCAATCTGACATCCGGGACAAAGAATTGTGGTACCAAACGAACCCAAGTTTAGGTCTGAGACTCTCTGAGCGTAACGTCCAGTCTGAAGTTGGGGACGATGAGATTGACTTTAATATCCAGCGTCTAGGTTTATGGATAGAGTACAACCAAAAATCGGCCATCAGTGAAAACGAATGGAAAGAATTGAATGTGGAGAGAGTCCCAGAGTTAAAAGGTAAGTTGTTCGCAGGAATAAAGTATGGGTATGACGGTACCAATGTCGCTTTGAGTATCGCTGTAAAAACGGAGGACGAAAAGATATTCGTTGAATCCATTGACTGTCAAAGTATTCGAAACGGAAACGCCTGGATCCTACACTTCTTAAGAAATGCAGATGTACAAGAAGTGGTTATCGATGGTGCCAGTGGTCAAAACATTCTTGCAGAAAGCATGAAACAAGCAGGGTTAAAAGCGCCGATACTGCCAACTGTGAGAGAAATCATTGTGGCCAACTCTTTATTTGAACAATCGCTATTCCAACAAACCATTTGCCATAAGAGCCAACCGTCTCTATTTCAAGTTGTCACAAACTGCGAAAAGCGGAATATAGGCACTAACGGCGGGTTCGGGTACCGGTCGCAAATTGAAGAAAATGACATAGCTCTTATGGAAAGCATGATACTTGCGCATTGGGCTTGTTCAGAAGCTAAGCCACCTAAGAAACAGAAGATTAGTTATTGAGGAGGTAGTTCATTTGTTCTATTCGGAAAACATTTCAACCGAAGAATAGAAAGGAGGGGGTCAGCATGGAGAAAAACCATGCAGTATCTACCTGGTATTGAATGAGTGGATGGAGAGTGACGTAATGGAGTTTGTCGAAGCTAAGAGAAGAAAAGAACGTGGAGTAAGTAACGTTGAGTTTTATGAAGGTGTTAAGGAAGTAATGCTTGATGCAGAGCAAACAGTAGTGATTTCACAAATGCCAGACGGAAGAGTAGAAACATATATGACTGCGGATACTCAAACGGAGGCATTAGGGATGATGGAAATTGCAAAAATTATGATTGTTGACGATATGACCGTGTATGAATAACTAAGTCGCTACTCACTGAGTAAGCGGCTATTTTTATGGGTTAATCGACCGACCAAGTCGTTAAACTGGCACATCCTATCGTGGGCGTTACCACGTTAAACAACGAAAAGGAGAATGGATTATGGATAGAAAGTTTTTAGAGGAATTGGGTTTAGAAAAAGAAGCAATTGATTCAATCATGAAAGAGCATGGCAAATCAATTCAAGCAGTCAAGCCGGCAGAAGACTACGAAGAGTTGAAAAAGGAAAAAACGACACTTGAAAAAGAAGTCACCCAATTAAGAAACACACTTTCTACTAAAGAAAATGAATTTTCATCTTACGAAAACAATCTGAATGAAGTTAAGTCTGAACTCGAGAAATACAAAGTAAAAGATTTAAAAACTTCTATTGCAGTACAAGCAGGAATCCCAATTGATTTGGCAGAACGTCTAGCTGGTGAAACAGAAGAAGAAATCAAAGCGGATGCTGAGAAACTTTCAGGCTTTGTAAATACAGGCAATCCAATTTTGCCGCTTAAAGATACAGAACCAGAAGATGTGGATGAAGGAACAAAAGCTTACAAAGATTTATTAAACGGTTTGGATCTAAAAAACGATTAACTCAAAGGGAGAGTAAATAATTATGGTATTAGAAAGAGGAACATTATTTCAACCGCAGTTGGTAACAGACTTAATTAACAAAGTAAAAGGAACAAGCTCGCTTGCAACTCTGAGCAAACAAACTCCAATTCCATTCAATGGCCAAAAAGAGTTTGTTTTCTCAATGGACAATGAAATTGATGTTGTTGCTGAGTCAGGAAAGAAATCTCATGGCGGAGTATCATTGACTCCACAAACCATCGTTCCAATTAAAGTGGAGTACGGTGCACGGGTGTCTGATGAGTTTGTTTATGCGTCAGAAGAGACACAAATTAGTATCTTAGAGTCATTTAATGATGGGTTCTCTCGTAAAGTAGCGCGTGGTCTTGATTTGATGGCTTTTCACGGAGTAAATCCACGTACTGGCCAAGCTTCAACTGTTATTGGTAACAACAGTTTTGATAGCAAAGTAGACCAAACAGTAGAAACGCCACTAGGCATGGAATCTGCTAACGCTGACGTAGAATCAGCGGTTGCGTTGGTCCAAGGTTCCGGCGGAGACATCACAGGTATGGCAATGGCTCCAGCGTTCAGAAGTGCTTTGGCAAAAATGACTAAAGCAGATGGGAATCCTATGTTCCCGGAATTGGCTTGGGGGAATGCTCCAGGAAACATCAATGGTTTGCCGGTTGATGTGAACAAAACCGTGTCTGACATGTCTCCATCAGTACGCGTGTATGTTGGAGATTTCCAAGGTTCGTTCAAATGGGGTTATGCAAAACGAATTCCATTGGAAGTTATCCAATACGGTGACCCTGACAACTCTGGATTGGACTTGAAAGGTTACAACCAAGTCTACCTACGTGCGGAATTGTACTTGGGCTGGGGAATTATGGCACCTGAAAACTTTGCACGTATTACTGAAGCAACTGTTTAAAAGGAGGTTGAATTATGCGCTATAAAAATATTAAAACTGGGGCTATCGTTGATAGCTCCAGTAAAATTTTTGGGAAAGATTGGGAAATTGTAGAAGCGGAAATCAAAAAAACTCAAGAAATCGAAGAGAACCAAGAGCTAGAAAATCAAGAAACAGAAGAGTTTGTTGAAGAAGAAATTGACTTGAATGACATGACAAACAAAGAGTTGGAAGAATTTGCGGAAAAAGAAGGTATCAAACTCACTACTGAAGATAAGAAAAACAAAGATACGCGAATTGCTGCAATCGTTAAAGCCTTCGAATAGGCGGTGAGAACATGGAAGAATTTGCAACTATTAATGATTTAACTAATTTATGGAGGCCTATGACTCCTGAAGAAACGACTCGTGCTGAATCTCTTTTGCCTGTTGTTTCAGACCGGTTACGACTGGAAGCCGAAAGTGTCGGAAAAAATATAGACGATATGATGCGAAACAGTGCGGCTTATAAAAATGTCGTGAAGTCCGTCACGGTAGACATTGTTGCACGTACGTTAATGACATCAACTAATAAAGAACCAATGACACAGTTTTCTGAATCAGCACTAGGGTACTCAATCTCCGGCACATTCTTGACGCCAGGCGGAGGGTTATTCATCAAACGTGATGAATTGAGGACCCTAGGATTGAGAAAGCAAAGGTACGGGGTGATTGATTTCTATGGCAATGATTAAAGGAATTACAGTCACTCTGTACGATAAAAAACAAAAAAGCGTAGATCCTTTTGGCGCACCCATTTACGAAGAAGTTGAAATACCGGTGGAAAACGTCTTAGTCAGCCCAACGTCCAGTGATGACATTGTCAACACAATGAACTTAACTGGACGGAAAGCTGTCTACACTTTGGCTATTCCGAAAGGTGACACAAATAACTGGGAGAATAAGAAAGTACGTTTTTTTGGCGAAGACTGGCAGACCTTTGGTATTCCGCTTGAAGGCATGGAACATCTTATTCCTTTAGATTGGAACAAGAAGGTGATGGTGGAACGTTATGAGTAAAATACAATTCAAATTAAACCGAAGCGGCGTTGCGAATCTAATGAAATCTGCTGAGATGCAGAGTGTATTAAAAGAAAAAGCTTCTGCTATTAAAAATCGATGTGGCGATGGATATGACCAGGATGTGTATGTAGGTAAAAATAGGGCAAACGCCATGGTGTGGGCGGATACCTATCAAGCAAAAAAGGATAACTCAAAAAACAACACTATCTTGAAGGCGGTGCGGTAAATGATTGAGATAATTATTAAACAGTTTCTCGATGGTCATTTATCCGTACCGGCGTTCACGGAACTTCCAGAGAATAAACCAAAGAGATATGTAGTGTTCGAGAAAACCGGGAGTGGAAAAACGAACCATCTTCCGTCATCGACTATTGCATTTCAGAGTTATGCCGAATCAAAGTTTGAAGCAGCAAAGCTTAATGAAGAAGTGAAAGAAGTTGTAGAAAACCTTATCGTTTTAAACGAAATTAGAGGGTTGAAGCTGAATAGCGACTATAACTTCCCAGACACGACAACAAAAGAATACCGCTATCAAGCGGTTTATGACATCAAACATTATTAGGAGGTAAAAAGATGGCACGTTCAGCAAACGTATCAACAGCGAAACCAAAAATCGGCGGTGCAATTTATTCCGCTCCGCTAGGAACAACATTGCCAACAGATGCAATTTCAGATTTGTCTACGGAATTTAAAAGTTTAGGGTATATTTCAGAAGATGGACTGACCAACACAAACACTCCTTCCTCTGAAACTATTAGAGCATGGGGTGGAGAGGTTGTGGCTTCCGTCCAAACTGAAAAAGAAGATTCCTTCACGTACACATTGATTGAAGCGACTAACCCGGATGTACTCAGAGAAGTTTACGGTACTGATAATGTTACAGGAACGCTGGAGACAGGTATCATTATCACAGCAAATGCAAAAGAGTTAGAAGAGCATGTACTGGTAGTGGATATGGTTCTTAAAGCTGGTGTATTGAAACGCATCGTTATCCCAAGTGGTAAAGTATCAGAAATTGGAGAAATTAGTTATGCAGATGCGGACGCAATCGGATATGAAACAACAGTACAAGCATTGCCGGATGATGAAGGAAATACACATTATGAGTACATTCAACAGCCAGCTGCAGTAACAACTACGACTACATCAACAACTACATCAACAGGCGGTGAATAATATGGCGAAAATGAAGACATCATCCGGGTTTGAATATGAACTATCTGAAGAAAGACTAGATAACTATGAATTGGTGGAAGCTATTGCTGAAATAGACGAAAATCCTTTTGCCATCACAAAAGTTGTCAAACTACTCTTGAGCGAGGAAGAAACTAAGAGGTTGAAAGACCATGTCAGAACCGAAAGCGGAACCGTACCTGTCAAAGCTTTGACAGATGAAATTACAGAAATGTTCCAATCACAAAGTGAAACAAAAAACTCATAGTCCTTGCTAGGATGATTAAGACAGATAAGGAAGCACTTATGTGTGACCTTGCAGAAACTTATCATATTTATGATTACAAACAGCTACCGTTACAAACGATAGCTGTTTTTTCTGTTGGTTTAAAAAGTAACTCTCGTATAAAGATGAAAATGAACAATCAAGCAGTTGACTTAGATACTCTACTTCTAGCTGGAATAAGCGACAGATTAAATTTTTGGTTATGGTCTCAGAGTAAAGATGGAGAAAAGAATATCAATAGACCTGATTCACTAGTTGAAATTCTTACGAACAAAGAACCAAGAGAAAAAAATGTAATCACATTTAGTTCTGGCGAGGACTTTACAAATAAAAGAAATGAACTTCTAAATCGTGCCAAGGGAGGAGGTTGAATGAATGGCAACTGAATTAGGACAAGCATACGTGCAAATTATGCCTTCCGCAAAAGGGATATCAGGCTCAATTCAAAAACAAATAGGACCTGAAGCAGAGAGTGCCGGAAAAAGTGCTGGATCTACCTTTGGGAGCAGAATGGTTACTGTAGTCAAAGGGATTATTGCAACAGCTGCAATCGGGAAAGCTTTGTCCGCCTCGTTACTTGAAGGTGCTGACCTCCAACAATCTTTAGGTGGGATTGAAACTTTATTTAAAGATAATGCTGATACCGTTAAAGCTTATGCGAACGAGGCATATAAAACTTCAGGGTTGTCAGCAAACGATTATATGGAAACTGTAACAAGTTTTAGTGCCAGCTTGCTCCAATCTATGGGGGGAGACACTGAGGCGGCTGCTGAAAAAGCGAATATGGCTTTAGTTGATATGTCCGATAACGCCAATAAAATGGGGTCAAGCATGGAAAGCATCCAAAATGCTTACCAGGGATTTGCTAAACAAAACTATACGATGCTGGACAACTTGAAGTTAGGATACGGCGGTACAAAATCAGAAATGGAACGTCTGTTAGCTGATGCCACCAAGCTGACCGGCGTTAAATACGACATCAGTAACTTAGATGATGTGTACAGCGCTATCCATGCGATACAAGAAGAAATGGGAATTACCGGAACTACAGCTTTAGAAGCTGCTGAAACATTTACTGGATCATTAGCTGCTATGAAAGCCGCGTTTTCTAATGTGCTGGGTAACTTATCGTTGGGACAAGACATGCAACCGTCACTCCAAGCTTTAGCAGAAACGACGTCGACTTTTCTGTTCAATAACTTTTTGCCGATGGTAGGAAATATTTTGAAAGCTTTGCCGAGTGCATTTGTGACATTTTTTCAAGCAGTGGGCCCTTTGTTCGTGCAGGCTGGAACCGACCTCTTAAATAATTTAGGTATCGGGATTTCTGGCGGAATGGGTAGTTTGTTAACCTCAGCTATGGCTACGATAAGCCCAATTATTGGTGCGTTTAAAACTGCTTTTGGTCAATTGCCAGTATTGTTCCAAACAATTGTTTCTGCAATCACTCCAATCATTTCAAAAATCGCCACTGCATTCACTCAATTGGACTTCAGCGGGTTGCAATCGTTGATCACTGCTGTTGTTCCGGCCATAACCAATGCTTTTGGCGTCATGATGGCAATTGTGGGTCCGGCCATTGATACGGTGGTTAATTCCTTCGTGAAAATGTGGAATGCAGCCCAGCCGCTAATTTCTGTTTTGGCCGGGGCTTTGATGCCGGTTTTACAAGTTTTGGGTGCATTTTTAGGAGGAGTTTTAAAAGGTGTCTTAATGGGAATTTCGGCAACTTTTAATACAGTCACTACGGTAATAGGATATTTGACGCCTGTAATTTCTTATTTGGTTGATGGGTTCAAATCGATTGTACCGGCACTGACTTCAGTAGCTGCTTGGGTAGGGACAGTCATTGGTTTCTTCACGAGCTTAGGCGGTTCAGGAAATTCTTTGAAATCCATACTGACTAGCTCATGGTCCAACATACGAAGTGTGGTTTCCTCAGCGGGCTCAGGGATATCCAAAGTCGTCAGTGTAATTCGTTCAGTTTTCTCCAGTTTGGCTAGTTCCGGCGGCTCTTTGAGAAGTTTGTTAAGTTCAGCCTGGTCCGGTATTCGATCGGTAATTTCGTCTGTCGGTGGCTCAATTGGCGGAATCGTGAATACCATTAAATCTGTTTTCAATAGCTTGAGAAGTACAGGAAGTTCTTTGGGTTCCGGTGTCTCCAGTTCCTGGAATAGGATGAGTAGCGTCATTTCAAATGTAGCTGGGAGAATAACTGGAATAGTCAATCGCATCAAAAATATCTTCAACAGTCTGAAAAACATTGATTTAAGCGGTGCTGGTTCAGCCATTATGAACGGTTTTTTAGGCGGCCTTAAGTCTGCTTACGAAGGAGTCAAAGATTTTGTAGGCGGAATCGCGGGATGGATTAGAGAAAACAAAGGACCAATTGACTATGACCGTAAATTGTTAATTCCTGCTGGTGAAGCAATCATGGGTGGGTTGAACGAAAGTTTATCTGACAAGTTTAAAGATGTGAAAAGCACTGTTTCCGGCATGGCCAATGAGTTAGCCAATCAGTTTGATGTTGAACCTTCAAACTTTGAAGCAACAAATAACGTAGTGTATAGACTATCGGCTAACCAATCTAGAGTGCAAACGCAAAATAGTTATCGCAGGAACGATAATGCAGAAATAGTCAGCTTGTTGAGGGAACTTAAAAATCTAACTGTGGTTTTAGATGACGGGACTGTTGTCGGTAAATTAGGACCTGCACTAAACCAATATCTTGGAGATGAAGGAAATATGGATGGGAGGCATAGGCGATGAACGGTTTTAGATTTAACGGAGCACATATAAACGATGAGTTCCCCAACTTGAAATTAGTTGAACGCTCTACTCCGCCTCCTGAAGAAATACCAATTAAAGATTCTGTCATCGGCATGCAGGGCGATTATGATTTTGCAATTGCAATTTTTGGAGAGCGATTGTACGAAAACAGGACGCTGACTTATGTCTTTAATGGTAAGGAAAACAGCAATGAAATTAAGACGTTTAATAAACGGATGCTGGAGAATTGGTTGCTAAACGGAAGTTACAAGCCTTTATACGATGACAGTGAACCACTTTATTACTATATGGCTCGATGTGTGGGAGTGGAGCTGGAAAGTGATGCAGGAATAACAAAGGTTCCATATAAAATCACATTTGATGCTTATCCATTTAAGATAAAAGAAGCAGAAGAAGGCAGTCCGTATTGGGACGATTATGACATATCTGACTATTATCAAGAAAATGAGTTTGAAGTAAATGGATCTGAAACAATTTCATTTATAAATACAGGTTCGAGAAGTATCTCACCGTATATCATTTCTAGTGCTGACATGACTATCGAAAAAGGCAGTATGACAGTTAGAGTTTCTTCAGGAAGAAGTCATTTTGAAGATTTTAGATTTGATACAGGTATAAATTCAATCACTGTATCTGGAAACGGGACCATAAAATTTGAATGGCATAAGGAAGTGATTTAATGTATCGAGTGATTATATATGACGGTCCGGAAGATAATGTCGGCACTATTATTCACTCTCCTTATGTAAATGCTCAAAAACTCTCTTCTGGAAGTGTTACTCAAGTGGTTGAGGGGATTGATTCGATGGACTTTGTAATCAATCCTAAAAATGCGGGTTGGGGGAGAATCAACCCTTTAACTACCTTGATTAAAGTCACTAATATTAAAACTGGAGCAGTAGAATTTGACGGTAGAATTTTAAAGCCAAAAGAATCTATGAGTAGCGGTGGTCTATTTACCATTCAATATAAATGTGAATCCGTATTAGCGTACTTATTGGATTCTAGTCAGCGTCATGGTGAATATCATAATTTGACCATTTCTCAATTTTTAAAAATCATCTTAGACAATCATAATTCACAAGTAGAAGCACACAAACGCTTTAAATTAGGCGAAGTCACTGTTACAAACTCTACCGATAATGTTTATCGTTATTTAGGTTATGAAAATACCTATGACACAATAAATGATAAGTTAATCAACCGCTTAGGCGGTTATTTGGTCGTCCGTCGTGAAACAGACGGGCTTTATTTAGATTACCTAGAAGAAATAGGGAAGTTATCTACAACAACTATAAAATTTAGACGCAATATGAAAGATATGAGCCGGGAGATAGACCCAACGGAAGTCATTACCCGACTTGTCCCATTAGGTGCTCAAATAGAGAGCGAAGACCCGGCGGCAACTGACGCAAGTAAAGCACGGGTTGATATTAAGTCAGTCAATGATGGAAAAGATTATCTTGATGATCCTAAGTTGATTGCTGAATTTGGAACGTAAATTTCAAGTTTAAGTTAGCCACCCCCACCGAGGGAAAACGTGGCCATAC